TTGGTGTGTTTGTTACTGTTTCACTAGGTGTATTAGTTGGTGTTTCTGTCGGTGTTGGTGTGTTTGTTACTGTTTCACTAGGTGTATTAGTTGGTGTTTCTGTCGGTGTTGGTGTGTTTGTTACCGTTTCACTAGGTGTATTAGTTGGTGTTTCTGTATTCGTAGGTGTTATAGATGGTGTTTGTGTATGAGTAGGAGTTTGTGTTGGTGTTAGTGTATTTGTTGGTGTTTGTGTATTAGAAGGAGTTTGTGTTGGTGTGGGGGGAAAATAAGTTGTATTTGTTATTAGTTGACCCTCACTTGCGGTAAGAAGAGTTCCTTCTATGTACCAAACATTAACAACTTCATTTGGCATAAGTCGTTGGTCATTAATAAGCATATTATCACCACATCTTCTATAACTGATAGAACTTATTTGGGATAATTGATTTTCAATTGTGGATTTTTTACAAAACATTTTTTTTATTTTTTTTATAAATATACGTTGTTACTATAATTTATCAGCCACGTACTCCCAATCAACAACTCTCCAAAAATTTTTTATGTATTCGTCTCTTCTGTTTTGATATTTTAGATAATATGCGTGTTCCCACACATCCAAACCAAGTATTGGTTTTCCGCCATCTTTAACAAAACTCATCATTGGATTGTCTTGATTTGGTGTTGTTATAATTTTTAATTTACCATTATCTTTGAGTATTAACCAAACCCAACCAGAACCAAATACAGTTTTTGCTGCCTCATCAAACTTTTTTTTAAATTCCTTAAGGGTTCCAAAATTTGAATTTATTCTTGATTCAAGTTTTGTTGGTATTTTTGATGGATTAGGTGTCATCATTTCCCAAAATAAAGAATGATTATATGCTCCACCAGCATTATCACGAATTAATTTTTCGTTTTCTTTTACCGATGAAACAATCTCTTCCAACGACATATTTTCATATCGTTTTCCTTTAGTTGCAAGATTAAGTTTGTCCACGTATCCTTTGTAATGTTTTGTATAGTGAACATTCATCGTTGTTGGATCGATAAAAGCCTTTAGTGATGTAAATGAATATGGTAGTGGTTCAACAACAACATTACCTTGTTTAATCTTGGATTTTTTTTGTTCTTCTATTAATCTTCTACGTTCTTCAATTTTCTGTTCAATTAACTCAATTCTATTTTCCAAATATTTCATACTCCACCAAGACTTTAGTGTCTCTAATAAGTATTTTCAATTTCTCTTTTGGTTGATAGATTGAAGTATATTTTCAAGTGCATCTCCTTCAAACAACATTGTATCACCCATAACAGTATTGATAATTCTTTTTTTCTTATCTAGAATGTCATAGATAATTCCTTCGATTGTATTTTCGAATAGAGGGTAATAAACTACTACTGTATTTTTTTGTCCATATCGGTACGCTCTATCTTCAGCTTGAGAGTGGTCTGATGGTAGAAACGACAAATCGTTCATAATAACAGTTTCGGCGGCAGTTAAAGTTAAACCAACACCCGCGGCTTTGATGTTACCAACAAATACTTTTACTTTATCATCGGTTTGGAATTTATCCACAGCATCTTGTCTTTCTCCTTTTGGTGTTGATCCATCAAGTTTTACCGCGACTTTTTTGAAGTGGTTATAAATTGCATTAAGAGACTCAGTAAAGTTACAAAAGATGATAACTTTTTTATCTTGATCTAAAATATTTTCACACAGTTCTATTGTTTGTGCAACTTTTTCATTTGCAATAATTTGTCTGACTTTTGCGATTTTGGAAAATTGCATAGTAAGAGAATCGGATTCACCACCTTTGTCATACCACTCGTAATATTCACCCATTACATCTTCATATTCTTTGGATCTTAATCTCATATAAACTGGTGAGATAATTTTTTCAGGTAGATCTAGTACATCATTTTTTAAACGACGTAGTACAAATGGTTTGGTTCTTTCGTATAGTTCTTCAAGATTGGAGGCACCACTCACATTCCAAATTTTTCGATTTCCTGCACGGAATTGATACCCATTGCAATATCTTTTGACGTAGGCCATCCAGTTTTGTGCGACATTACAATCAACAAGATTAAGTAGGTTGAAATAATTAATGGGTCGAGATGTGACGGGCGTTCCTGTTAACAACCAAACTTTATCTGATATCTTGGCTATATCATTTACAAGTTTTGTTCTTTGTGCTTGTGTATTACAAATTGCATGAGCCTCATCAACAATAATTAAATCGAACCCTGAATTACGTATAATTGATTCTACACCCTTTTCCAAACTATGAAAGTTTTTGAGAATGTCGTAGTTGACAATTACATAATCACCATCTTCCCATTTTTTACCCTCAACAATTGATATTTTTTTGTTGGTATGAAATTCGATTTCTCTTTTCCAATTAATTTTCAAAGATGCTGGACAAATTACAAGTGTTTTTTTTGAGTTCGACTCTAGGGACGCGACAATTGTTGTCATGGTTTTACCCAGCCCCAAATCGTCCGCTAAAATGTATTTTTTATTCTCACATAGGGTTTTGACACCTTCTTTTTGATGTTCGAGTAAAGGTCTATGACTATATTTGTCAAAATCAATTTCTACATTTTTAACCTTGTTGTCTTTGATAACTGCAGCTTTTGGGATCCAAAAGTCATGCAGCCCTTGGGTCTCAAAATAGTAACCCCAAATATGATAAGCGGTTTCTTTTTCAACCAAAAGTTTTTCTATCCAAATTTGACTGGGTACTTCGGTAAACATTTTTTCATCCGCAATTTTATTTGCAAAATAGGAATCTAGTGTCACCCATTTTTTTGCGACCTTTGGTTCTCGTTTATGAAATTTGATGATATACTCGGTCTGAGTTGCGTTTGGAAAGAATTTAATATTCGTCAATTTTTTTTGACGAAGTTTTAGGATATAGTTATTTGCTCCCGAATAATTATCCAATATATCGAGTGCTTGGTTCTCTCTTGCGTTTAGTTGATTTTCCAAAAACAAATAAATCAAATATAATAATAAAATAGATATTTATCAAGTATGGCACAAAATCAAGTTCCAATAACGAGGTTAGGTAAGTTTTTCGGTCAAGAAGACTTCGATTTGGATGTAAATATGGGTAGAGAATGGCTCGATGGGGATATGAATTTCACCATTGTTGTCTATCGTGTAAACAAACAAAAAACAAATCAAGACGATGTCTATGGTGAGGCTCTTCCCCAATCTATCGAATTTTTACCACCGATTTCTGTAAATGCTTATCTACAGATTTTACAACCAGACAATTCATTTTTGGGTAATTCAAAAATATTACAAAACGAACCAGGTAATATAAAATTTGCAATTTATCAAAAAGATTTGGATGATTTACAAATATCTATCAGTTTGGGTGATTACATAGGTTATTGGATTACAGAAAATCAAGTAAGGTATTATTCTGTTGTTGATAAAGGTATTCCAAACTACGACAACAAACATACTTATGGTGGGTATAAACCTTTTTATGTTAGTTACATTGCAACACCTGTAACTGCAAATGAATTTATGGGGATTTAACCATGGCACTACCAAAAAAAGTAATACCAAATATAAATTTAGTTCCTCCAAAAATATTACTTGAGAGGAGAGAACAATTATTGGAGGATATTACAAAAGACGGAACATATCTTCCAAAGAATTTAGGATACGCTGATTTAGATAGGGGGTTTTTGGATTTTGTCAAAAATGAACTTAAAACTGTTGTTGAAGGTAAAGTTATTCCTACTATTGATATTCTTATTACAACACAAAATTGGGCACAATTTACTCAAACATGGTCTTTCCAGGATTTGAATGGTAATACCGAACCACCATTCATTACAGTTGTCAGGGTTCCTGAAGTAAAGTACGGTACAAATCCAGCAACACTATACAATATCCCAAATCAAAAAGAGTTTTTTTATGCTGCTGTTCCCACATGGAATGGTAATGTAAAAGGTTTAGACATTTATAAAATACCACAACCAATACCTGTTGATATTTCGTTTAGTGTGAAAATTATTTGTAATCGTATGAGAGAACTCAATGAATTCAATAAAAATGTTTTACAGACATTTGCGTCACGTCAAGCATATACTAAGGTCAACGGACATTTCATTCCAATTGTTAACGCAAACATTAGTGATGAATCTGTAACCCAACTTGATAAACGAAGATTTTATATTCAAAACTACGATTTTACTTTATTGGGTTTTCTATTGGATCAAGATAAATTCGAAGTCGCGCCTGCGGTATCTAGAGTCTTGAATGTGTTCGAAACAAATTTCAAACCAATAAATAGAAAAAGAAAAGTTTTTCCAGTAAATGAGGGTGTATTTGATTTATTAGTGGAAGCAGAAGGAAGTTCACCTGTGATCAAAACTATCAGTGTTGATTATACAGGAACATTCACAATACTTTCAACTCAAAATGTAAGTTCATATGATTTATTTGTGAGATTGAACAATAGTGCTGAATTCGACTTTTATGGTACCAATGTCACAAACTTTGAGGTGAATACTGGGGATCAATTAAGGTTTGAAATTACACAAGAAAATGCGAATCCAACCTCAACTATTAGCTATGGTGTATCATTGTTAGGATCACCATAAAACTAGATCATACAAAATTTAATTTTCCCCGTAGATATCTCTTTTCTTGGAACAGTTTTGTTCAATAAGTTTTTCCAAAAACTTGTAAATTTTTATTCCATTTTCATCACAATATTTTTTTAGTTTGGTGTGTGAATCCAATGAAATTTTAATGTTTTTGGTATTTTTTTTCATAAAAGATAAAAAAAGATAATTTTTACTTACTAATATAAATAAGTTTTTGAAAAAAAAAATACTTTATCAATCGAGATAATATTTATATCAATAAAACCTAAAAAAAATTACATAGTATGGCAACTACCAATAAAATATTTGTTTCCCCTGGTGTTTATACATCTGAGAGGGATTTGAGTTTTGTAGCACAGAGTGTTGGTGTTACAACTTTGGGTTTGGTTGGTGAAACTCTTACTGGCCCAGCCTTTGAACCTATTTTCATAACTAACTACGACGAATTTCAAGCTTTCTTTGGAGGTACTATCCCCGAAAAATTTGTGAATACTCAAATTCCAAAATATGAATTAGCTTATATTGCAAAATCATATTTACAACAATCCAATCAGTTATTTGTAACTCGTGTATTGGGTCTTTCAGGGTATGATGCTGGACCGGGTTGGTCATTGTCTATTCAAGCAAATGTCGATGGAACAACAGTTGGATTAACAAGTACAGTATCAACATATACAATTAGTTTGTCCGCAACGACAGGGGGTACAGTTACGTTAACACCAGTTGGTTCTACATTGGTCGGAACTAATTTAAACAATCCTTTTACACTATTGAATGGAAACCAATCATCCTTTAATAGTCAATTGACTAATCAAATCACGGCTATTGTAAATGCATCAGGAACTACAAGTGGTACTTCAATATATTATTTTGGTACTGTATCTGATGCTGAGTATAGTGCTCTCGGTGCTTACACTGCACAGACAAACGTTTTTGGTGTTTCAGGATTAACAGATTCGGAAGCCGAATACACATCACCAAACAACGATGCTTGGTATTATTCTAATTTCGATGAAAGTTCCAATGGAAATTATACAGGTTATTCATTTATGAGTATTGTAAGTTCTTTGACTGATACAGGATCAGGTAATTATACTGGTACAATTTCAGGAACCGTGTTTAATTATTCAGGTGTTTCATACTTGGATTATAACGATGTTGTGGTAGCAACACTTCGTTCGAGAGGAATTTCGAACTATGGTTCAGGTGGAACTGGCCCAAGATATCAAGTGACAGGTTTAACGAGTGTTACACTTAATACAACAGGAACTTACTCTGCAGTAACAGAAAACCCTTTTGCTAGATTTGCAATTTCTGGTATAACTGATGGCGCTAACTCACCAGAAAATTGCCAATTTGTGGTATCGTTGTCACAAACAGACCAAAACTACTTACCTGCTGTGTTGGGTAGAACTAATTTTAGTAGAAGTAGAACTGAGGTTCCGTTGTTTGTTGAGGAGATTTATCCGACATTACTTACTTATGGGTACAACAAAGGTTATATTAGAGGTATCAAAACCGACGTTATTGCTACTCCTGGTTTAAGATACACACCAACTACTGGTTCTATTGCAAACTATTTAGAAAGATATAGAGCCGCTGAATCTCCTTGGGTTGTGTCCCAACTTCGTGGTAGTACAGTTGAAAGATTATTCAAAGTGTTAACGATTTCCGATGGTAATGCTGCAAATGCTCAAATTAAAATTTCAATTCAAAACATCTCGTTCAATAATTTAAATTTTGACTTAGGTGTTCGTGATTTCTTTGACACAGATACAAATCCTGTGTATCTGGAAAAATTCACAAATTGTAATATGGATCCAGCATCGAATAATTACATCGGTGTTAAAGTGGGTACTTCTGACGGTGAATATACACTTAACTCTAAATTTATTATGTTGGAGTTAGATGCTGATGCACCAATTAGTTCTCTTCCATGTGGTTTCGAGGGTTATGTGATGAGAGAGTATCCCAATGGATTGCCCCCATTCCCGATCTACAAAACCGCTTATTATTTCCCGGGTGAAGTTATTTACAACCCCCCATTTGGAACAACTACTGGCCCAGTGTCTTCTCGTGGTATGTCCAATGCGGTACAAAGTTCTGGTGACAAGGTAAGAACTACGTTCTTGGGAATCTCAAGTCAAATTGGTTATGATGTTGACTTTTACCAGTACAAAGGAGCACAATACCCTGTAAGTATCTGTGACTCAGAAGCCGCAGAACCTTGGGATTACATCACTCAAGGTTTCCATATGGATTCAGGTGCGACAGTTGTACAAATCGCTGTTGGGCCAACTTCTGGTACTCCTGCATTCCAATGTGGTGATGCATCTTTCCAATCTGATCCTGAAACTTCCGCAAACCCATACTACCAAATCCAAGCTCGTAAGTTTACTTTTTTGGTACAAAAAGGTTTTGACGGTTGGGACATTTATCGTGAGTATCGTACAAACGGTGACTCATTCATACTAGGTGGTGCTGGGTATCAAAGAGGTGCTTGCGCTTCAACAAGATATCCGAACGCAACTGGGTGGGGAGCATTCAAACCTATTAGTGTTTCTAACTTTACGGATTATGCCAATACGGATTACTACGCTTATTTACTTGGTATTAGTACTTTCAATAATCCCGAGTCAACAAATATCAATGTGTTTGCAACCCCAGGTATTGATTACGTGAACAATTCAAATCTCGTTGAAGATGCAATTTCAATGATTACCTACCAGAGGGCTGATTCAATTTATATTGCAACAACACCTGACTGTAATGTGTTCTTACCGACTATTAATGATAATTTTATTTATCCTACAGAAGCGGTAGATAACTTGGATAACACAGGTATTGACTCAAACTACACAGCAACTTATTACCCTTGGATCTTGGTAAGAGATACTGTGAATAACACACAGATTTACATCCCACCAACAAATGAAGTTTGCAGAAACTTGGCTCTAACGGATAATATTTCATTTCCTTGGTTTGCTACCGCTGGTTACACTCGTGGTTTGGTCAACGCTATCAAAGCTCGTAAGAAACTTACACAAGAAGATAGAGACACTTTGTATCAGGGTCGTATTAATCCTATCGCTACGTTTTCTGATGTTGGAACTGTAATTTGGGGTAACAAAACTCTTCAAATTGCTGATACGGCGTTGAATAGAATTAATGTGAGAAGATTGTTACTACAAGCTAGAAAACTTATTTCTGCAGTTGCCGTCAGATTATTGTTTGAACAAAACGATGCTAAGGTACGTCAGGACTTCTTAGACAGCGTCAATCCTATTTTGGATGCCATCAGAAGAGACAGAGGTCTTTATGACTTCAGAGTGACTGTAAGCAGTTCTCCAGAGGATTTAGACAGAAACACACTCACTGGTAAAATCTATCTGAAACCTACTAAAGCGTTAGAATTTATCGATATAGAGTTCTTGATTACACCAACTGGAGCATCTTTTGAGAATATCTAATTATAAATGTTAACAGTTAAAAAAAAACGTAATATCATTTCGGAGGGTTTCGATCAGTTCGGAACCCCCGATTTGAAGTATTATGCCTTTGACTGGGATGATAATATTCTTCAAATGCCAACAAAGATAATGTTGATGGATGATGAGGGTAATGAAGTTGGTATGTCAACAGAGGACTTTGCAAAATTTCGATCTAAAATTGGAAAGAAAAACTTTGAATATGAAGGTCATAAAATCGTTGGGTATGCAGAAGATCCTTTTAGATTTTTTAGGACATTGGGTGATAAAAAATTTTTGTTTGATACCATGAATGCTAAACCAGGACCAGCTTGGTCGGACTTCATTGAAGCTATCAATAACGGATCTATTTTTTCTATCATTACAGCTAGAGGGCATAACCCGAGAACAATTAGAGAAGCTATTTATAATATGATCATACAAAATCATATGGGTATCAACAGAGATTTACTGGTTAAAAACCTGAAGAAGTATAGAAAGATTACCAAGGAAGGCCCAACAAATACAAAAAATCTTATAAATTACTATTTAGATTTAAACAAATACTACCCAGTTACCTTTGGCGATGATGGTAGTGCTTCAAATCCAGAAGAACTCAAAGTAAAAGCACTGAGAGAGTTCATCAACTATGTCAAACAACATGCTAAAAAATTAAATAAGAAACTCTTTATGAAAGATAAAATAAGTAATAGATTTTTACCAACAATTGGATTTTCCGATGATGATATAAAGAACTTAGAAAGAATTAAACAAGAATTTATTAAAGAACCTTTATTAAAAACTTATAACACTTCATCAGGAACAAAAACTAAATTCTAAAAAAAATTAAAATAAATTATTATTAAGAACTTCTTCAAGAACATATAATCTTTTTTTATAAAATTAACCAAATTCATATAGACAATATCACATTAAAAATAAAAGTAAATAGAAAAAAATTTAAAAGCTTATATTTATAAACAAAAAACAAAAAAGTTATGGCTGATTTACTAATGAAAATGCCCGTTCCGTATGAACCGAAAAGGGTAAACCGATTTATACTTAGATTTGATTCAACGTTGGGTATTAACGAATGGTATGTTGAATCTACTGATAGACCTTCAATTGATATAGCATCTGTTGCAATTCCATTTTTGAATACAGAAACGTATGTGGCTGGAAGATTTAAATGGAATGCTATGAACGTAACATTCAGAGATCCTATTGGGCCTTCGGCAACACAAGCACTTATGGAGTGGGTTCGTCTGCATGCGGAATCAGTTACTGGTCGTATGGGATATGCTGCTGGATATAAAAAGAATGTTGATTTAGAAATGTTAGATCCAACAGGTGTAGTTGTTGAAAAATGGATTTTGGATTCATGTATGATAACTAAATCCGCATGGAACCAAGCACAGTATAGTCAAGACGGACTTGCAACACTCGCAGTGACACTTCAACCAGATCGTTGTATATTGGTCTACTAAACTTTAAAAAAAAATATTATAAAAAAATCCTGTATATTAATATACAGGATTTTTTGTTTACTTACAAAAAATATCGATTATCTATTATAGTATTTAATTAATTATGGACGAAAATTTGATGAAATACGGTCAAGAGAATTTTTCTCTACCGCACGATGTTGTAAAGCTACCTAGTGGAGGTAAGTTTTACCCAAATAAAAAAAAATCAGTAAAAGTAGGTTATTTGACCGCTAACGACGAGAATTTGTTAATGGCTACAAATACTGACGATCTGATCATTAATCTTCTAAGATCCAAAGTATACGAACCAGATCTGAGACCAGATGAAATGATTAACGGTGATTTGGAAGCCATTCTTATTTTTTTGAGAAATACATCATTTGGACACGAATACAATATTAGTGTAAATGATCCAACCACAGGTAAACCTTTCAAAGCTGTGATTGGGTTAGACGAACTCGAGTTTAGAAAACCAAACGTAGAACCAGATGATAACGGAACTTGGACTGTTACACTACCAAAGTCACAAACATCTGTTACTATACGTCCATTATTGTATAAAGAAATTACAGATATTAATCGTCAAGCCGATTCTTATCCACAGGGACGTGTCGCTCCAAAAGTCACTTGGAGATTACAAAAACAAATTGTTTCAATTAATGGTGATAGTCAGAATCAAACAATTGCTAAGTTCATCGACACACTTCCAATTATGGATTCCAAGTTTATCAGGAATTTCTTGGATGAGAATGAACCAAAGATTGATCTAAAAAGAATAGTTACAGCCCCGTCAGGAAGTAAGGTCGATGTAGAAGTCACCTTTGGGGCGGAATTTTTTCGTGTATTCTTCTGATTATAGAGCGTACCTAGTTGACGAGTTTTATATTCTGAATCAAAGATGTAATGTATCTTATTCAGACTATTTGAAAATGCCAATTTTTTGGAGAAAAAGATTATTGGATAAGATATCCACAACATAATCTACCAATGAACTTAATAAATATCAAATTACTTATTTAATTTTGTAAATTTAAATATTTATAAAAAAAGATTGATGCAGTCACAACCACCACCACCACCCGGACAAGGGAACAGTTTTTTTGATGAACTTCAAAAAAACGTAAAAGACACTTATAATACCATAAATGAAAAACTTAAAGATATTAGGCGTCAAAACGAACTCCTAGATAAGAGTATTCTGGAAAAAAACGAAGCACTAGCAAAAACTTTTGGTCGTACTCAAGTTGCCGTAAAAGGTCTCCGATTATCGTTAGTTGAATCATTACCAACCATAACTACTTTGGGGGGTGGTCTTGAAGATGCTTTTAATATAATACATAAGACTTCCGATGAACTTGGAACTAATAGAATATTATTAGGTGAAACCACAAAAGACCTCTACGCTGTACAGAAAGCTTTCGGCTTAGAAGGCTATTATATGGGTACATACTTAAAAAATTTCCATGATGCGGGTATAGATGTTGGACTTATTAGGGATAGAATGGAAGAAACTTTGAATATTGCAAGATTAGTTGGGGCTAACTCGCACGCAGTGTTTACAAACGTAGCAAATAGTTTAGATCAAATTAATAAGTATGGGTTTAAAGATGGTGTTGAAGGGTTATCACGTATGGCCGCCAAAGCAGTATCGATGAGGTTCGATATGTCACAGATATTTAGTTTCGCGGAAAAAGTTTTTAGTCCAGAAGGAGCAATTGAAGCCGTAGCTACTTTCCAAAGACTAGGTGTTGCCGTTGGTGATTTAGCAGACCCTTTTAGACTTATGTACCTTGCATCAGAAGATGTAGAAGGACTTACAGATCAAGTTGTAAAAATGACAAGTAAGTTTTCTTATTTTGATGAAAAAAGCAAAGAATTCAAAATTTTTCCATACGCAAAAAGAGATATAAGGGATTTAGGAGCACAAATGGGCGCAACTTACGAAGAAATGGTAAAAATGTCTTTCGCACAAACTAAATTAAATAAATTATCTAGTGAATTTAAATTCAATGCTAATGTAAAAGAAACCGATAAACAATTAATTGCGAATCTTGCACAATACAGTAAAGAAAAAGGTGATTTTGTTGTTAAGGTCAATCGAGAAGAAAAATTGGTTACTCAACTTAGTGAAGAAGATATTGAAGAATTAAGAGGTAGACCAGAAACAGTGGAAGACGTTGCCAGAGCCCAACTTGAAGAAAGTGAATTAATCAAAAAGGCAGCAGAGGGTAT